AGGCAATCTATCTGTAGCATCTAAAACTGCTAATCGTTCTTTTAAGAGAACACGTAACGCTAAAAAATTACTAAGGAGAGTTTAGCCATGAGACCAAATGAAGATAAAGTAAAAAGTAAAAATAAAACATATGCTGAAATGGTTAAGGAAGACAAAGCCAAAGGCAAAGCTAAAATAATAGCACTTAGAGCCAAAGACAAAAAGTCAGGTGACAAAGAAAAAAAAGTAACACCTAAAACTCAAAAAGCACTTGATGCTGTTTTTAAAATGTTGGGTAGTAAGGGTAAAGCAAGTGCTAATGAAACATCTGGACCTGCTAAAGGAACATCATCAGTAAAAATTAAATCTGGTAATACTTTATCTCAGATAGCTAAGGCTAATGGCATTACGTTAAAAGCATTACTTGCTGCTAATAAAAATGTTACTGACCCTAATAAAATAAGAATTGGACAAACTATTAAGATACCTGCTGCAGGAAAAGGCAGTGTGTATAAAGGCATGAGTAAAAAAGAAATGTCTAGTATGGATATGAAAAACGGAGGAATGACTATGAAAAAGAAAACTAAATATATGGCTAAGGGTGGCTACGGAACACCAACTAAGAAAATGGTAATGAAGGCAGGTGGAACTGCAAAGAAAACTAAGTACATGGCTAAGGGTGGTATGAAGAAAACTAAGTACATGGCTAAAGGTGGAGTAGCTAAAAAGAAATAATGTCGTATCTTATTAGTAACGTACCACATTTTAAATGTTGGGTACGAAAAGAGTTCACTTGTAATCATATGAATTATCACGGTGAATATCTCCACGCACTAGCTTTCGCAGTTAATACCATACCTGATAGGTCTTTAAGTTTTCAGGTAGTCTTCACAGGTTGTACAGAAGACGATAATGTACACGGTGGTGCTATGTGGGCAAGGATGCCCATACAAGCACTAGTAGCCGATATACCTGTAGATGAATGGGCAGAGCCAATGGATGACCACTTATGTCAACCTTGGGATTGCGAATCAAGAAATCATAGCGTCATAGTTATGGATAGGGTAAGTTCCTCTCCTTGGTTATGTAAGATAGGCAATGAGTTCTACACAGCTAAGTATATGTTTACGGTTGACTACACAGACCATGACATAGCAGATGACCCTGCACAGCATAAACAATCACACGTAATGTATTTGTTGGATGCAGGGAAATGGACAGGCAATATAGTTGCCCTACCAAACAATAGAGTTAGAGCTACTAGTCCTGCTCTGTGGGTTACAGGAGAAGGTGCTCCAGACTTTGCACCGTCACAATGGACACACTCAGCAGAATCACATGAGTCTTACTTAGACCCAGCAGTAACCTTTAATAATTTATACGAGGATAACAATGGCAGCCAAGGTAAAAAAAGTAATAAAAAGGGTAGTAAAAAAAGTAATTAAAGGATTAAACAAAGCATCCAAATTACACGCTGGTCAAGCTAAGTCCTTGTCTACTCTAAAGTTAAAAAGTGGAGGGAGTACAGTAAATGCAGCTGGGAATTACACCAAACCTTCAATGCGTAAGAACATATTCAACCGTGTTAAGGCAGGTGGTAAGGGAGGTTCTCCCGGTCAATGGTCAGCCAGAAAAGCACAAATGGTTGCCAAAGCCTACAAAGCAGGTGGAGGAGGATATCGTGCCTAAAGAAAAATGTGATACTTGCACTTGCTATGAATGTGACTGTGAAGAATGTACATGTAACTGCCATGAAGAAGATGTAGCAGAAAAAGGTAATGATTGAATTTGTACTTGTGTTTATGATGGGATTAAGAATTGTAGACCAAACGCAAACATTTAAAGACATAGATAGATGTTTGTACTTTGCAGAACGACTACATAGACAACCGTCTATACCACAGAAGCAAGGAGCTAATTTACAGATAACTGCATACTGCAAACCTATAAGGAAAAAGTAATGGACCCAATGACTATAAGCATTGCAGTTGGTGTAGCATCAAAAGCATTTAGTGCAATTAAACAAGGCTTTGCTGTAGGCAGAGACTTAGAGAAGATGTCAGGAGATGTAAGCAGATGGATGGGAGCAGCTTCAGATGTGGACAACGCACAGAAGCAAGCTAAGAATCCCGGTATATTTGGTAAGGTATTTGGAGCAGGTAGTATTGAGACAATAGCTCTGCAAGCTTATGCTGCTAAGAAGAAACTAGAAGAACAAAGGTATGAACTAAAGATGTACCTAAACATGACCCAAGGACCACAGGCTTACGATGAGCTACTAGAGATGGAAGGTCAGATACGTAAGGAAAGACAAGCTACTATATATAAGCAACAGAAGCTTAAAAAACAGATAGGTGAAGCTATAGCAATAATTGTTGTAGTAGCTATAGTGGGTGG